ATGCCCTGCTCAGTAGGATAGAAGCGCGTCTCAGATGTCTTACAGCGCTTGTCGACTCGACCGGATTTCGTCGTCGGCGTCCAAACGCGTACTTCGACTAGGCCAGTCTTGCACAATTCATCGGCGGCTAAACGCTCTATGGCTTGTCGCGAAAGCGTGAGGCTGGCGATCCTGGCAAAACCGTTGCGCGCGATATTTGCCAGAATGCGCTTTTGGTGTTGGTTGAATTGCATCATCATCCTCCGACTAAGGGGTGGCGGGCTTATTGCCCTGACATCTGAGTTGTAGTCCAAGCCGGACATCTTTGCAAGCGTTTTCGTCATCCACGGCCCGCTGTTTGCCCACAGCGCGGAAGCCCGTGGCTCATTCCATCGCGAGCTCAAGGGAAAACACCATGAACATCAGTTGGGGCTCAATCAGGAAATGGTTCGCAGCCCTTATCGTGCTCGCCGTCGCCGCGTTCTTCGGCTTCGTCGGCCTTGTCGGCGGGAACTGGCTTATGCTGCTGATCGGCGCCGGCATCGCGGGCGGCTGGTGGTACTTCGAGTACGTCTACAGCAAGCCGGCTGATCCGGTGTGACGCGAAAGCGGGGGAACCCGAAGGCTCCCCCTGGTCGCGCCTCTGAAGCGATTTGCATGGCGGGGCGGGTGCGACCCGCGACCCCCTGACCGGACTCGAACCGGCATCCCCATTTAGGGCTCTACCATTGAGCTACAGGGCTCCGCCAAGCCTTCTCATCATAACACCTTCAGCGAGGAACGCAATGCCGAAACGCAAGCGAAAGCAACCCACGGACGAAATCTCATCTCTCGCCGGGCGCATCCTCAGTGGGGGTGACTACACCGACGACGAAGTGCGCAAGCTCGCAGCCTCCATTCTCTCGCTCGACGTGACTCCGGGGCCGCAGGACGGGAAACGCCCCGTCGATGACTGATCGCACCCACGGGACAGAGATGCGGCTGGTGCCGTTCTACTACTCGGACGGCAACCGCGGCATCCGGTTCCGCGTCACCCTCGATAGTGGGGCGGTCTACTGGAGCCGTGTTCCGCGTAAGGTCGCGCTCAAGCAGATCGAGCAGTTGGCGGGCCTGCTCGGCGAGATGGAGAGGCAATGAAAATCAACGTTGCCGGTCTCGCCCTCATCAAAGCTCACGAAGGCCGGCGACTGGAGGCGTACAAAGACCCCGTTGGCATATGGACCATCGGCTACGGCCACACCTCTGCCGCTGGCGCGCCCAAGGTCTCGCCGGGCATGAAAATCACAGAGGCCGAAGCCGAGCGCATCCTGCGCAACGACCTCGCCAAATTCGAGCGCGCCGTGGCTGACGCCGTGAGCGTGCCCCTCAACGACAACCAGTTCTCAGCCCTCGTCAGCTTCTGTTTCAACGTCGGGCCAGGCGGCTTCCGCCGATCATCGGTTCTGCGCTGCGTCAACGACCGGCAGTTCGACCTGGTGCCGGGGCGGCTGGCACTGTGGAACAAGGGCGGCGGCAAGGTGCTGCGAGGCCTGGTGCGGCGGCGCATGGAGGAAGGTGAACTGTTCATGGCGCCTGTAGCCCCCCAGGAGCCCGCACAGCCGCAGGAACCCGTACTGGCCGGAATGGTGCCGATGGGTGCGAAACCCGCTCCTGAGCCCGATGTGAAGCCTGAGAGGCCAAAATCACGCTGGCAGAAGATCACCGGCGCCATCGGCGTGGCAGTCGGAACCGGCGTGGCGTGGTTCCATGAGAATATCGAAATCGTCATCGGCCTTGGCGTCGTGGCGGCGGTTGTCGTTGGGGTGGTCATTTGGCGGGGGCGGCGATCACCATAGTCGGTCCATCATCCCGCGCATCGCGTCGGAGCAGCGGGCCGACTTGCCGGTGACGTGATCGACCACGATGTCATCCTGAAAGCGGTACGTCCGCCGTTTGTCGCCGCGCATTCCGCTGCCCACCTGTTGCTTTCTGGTGCGATTCTCATTGCGATGGCTTTGGGCCGACTGCTCCGCTTCAAGCGCCGCCGTGAGAGCGTCTAGGGCCTCCCGGTAGGAGCTTTCCCGTGAACGGGTTTCAGACTTTCGCATCTTGCCTGTCGGGAGATGGGTTAACCGGCACGAGTTCTGGTGCTTGTTCCGATGCTGCCCCCCAGCGCCCGATCCTGAATACCACTCAACCTTCAAGTCTCGCGGTTGGATTGTCGGCTTCGGAGGCGTGGCTTCTGCCAGGACTGCGACTGTGACGGTGGATGTGTGAACGCGCCCGCGCCTCTCTGTCGGTGGAATGCGCTGGATGCGATGTCCGCCCGCTTCATTGTCGAGGCGGTTGGCGTCACGGCCACGAACCTCAATGGCTGTCTCGCCAATCGCATGGTGCTTTCATCCGGCACGGTCGCACAGACGGCGATAGGCCGCCAGAAGATCAGCACAAAACAGCTTCGAGTCCTCGCCGCCCTCAGCCGGGCGAATCTCAACAATGCGCTTCATGATTTTCTCCGCTGTTGGATCGAAAACAGTAAACGAATCCGTGACATAACGCAAGGGAAATGCTATGCTAACGCTCATCGTAGCGCTCTTTCTCATCGTGGTATTCGTCGCCGGGTGGTACTACATCCCAAAGGGCCGTCTGACCAAGATCACGGCCATCATCGGCAGCGCGCTCGCCACCATGTACGAGTTCGCGCAAGAGCAGTTCCACATCATCACGCAGCTCGTGCCGCCTGAGTACGGGCCATACTTTCTCGGCGGCTTTCTCGCGCTGGTGATCGCAGCCGCCGTGCGTCCGGCGAAGAAGGACGCTGAGTGATGTGGCTCTGGGCCTTCCTCATCGGCTCTGTCGGTCGCTGGTTGCTCATTGGCGCCGCAGCCGCCGTCATTCTTGCCGGCGCCTATGTCTGGGGCCGCATGGACTGCACCGCCGCCGCCAACGTCCGCCATCTCGAAGCCCAGGTCGACATGCTCAAGCGCACGCTGGAGCGCCGGGAACGGATCACGCGGGCCGACAATGCCCAGCGGGAACTCGACCGCGCCAGGCTCGATGATGCGCGTGAAGACAACAGGAAACTCGAACATGATCTCAAGGAACTCGCTGGCAGCTGCTTGCCTGATGACGTTGTTGACCGGCTGCGGCGCGGCTGGCGGCGCTAGGCTGTCTGTTCTCCCCGAGCCGCAGGAGATGCCGCAGGACGTCAAGACGTGCCTTCTGGCGCTATACGGCCCGCCCCCGGCTGGCGATCTGAGCAAGCGGGCCGCGGCAGTGTACATCGACGGGTTCAACATTCACGACCTCAGAAAGACGCAATGCGGGCGCCGGGCCATCGCATGGGTTGAAGGCCGCCCCACGACGCCACGGTGAGGCGCTAGGCGGGCCTACTCTCCCTCCTGTTTGTCCTCGGGCCGCGTGGCACGTTCCCGCATCGCTTGAGCCTGGCGTCCCAACTCGCTGGCTATGACATGAGCGCATGGTCCCTCGATGGCCAGTGTGCGGTATTGAGCAGCGGCAGAAACAAGCGCGTCTGCGGCCTCGATAAAGGCGGCTTCCCGCGCCGTGCGCCGCTCCCGGTCGATTTGCTCAGCAAACCAGTTTCTGTTATCATCTGGCATCACAACGGAAAACTGCCATTCATAGCGAACGCCGCCTAACCCATCCTCCCGTTCGCGATAGGCGGACGCGGTTTCCAGTATCTTGTGCGCCACCAGTACGGCGGCTTGTTTCCGAATGTGGTTGATGAAGCCGGGCTCCTTGGCGTATCGTGCGGCATGGGCTATGGTCTGCTCAACGCCGAGTGTCTCCACTCGGTGCGTCCACGTAAGCCCGCCGGGGCCGGGGAAGCGGAATGGTTCACCGCCCATCACTCTCCCTCCTGTTTGTCCTCGGGGTCGTTCGCCGCAGTGAGGCCGTCGCAGCAGTGGGCCGTCCCGCCGATGCAGTCTGGACAGGGTATGATCGCCCGAGAGATGGTCGTCTGGCCCTCACGAATGCGAGTCTCGTCAGATTGCGACAAATCGTATATCCAGCGAACACCGTGGCACCTCCGGCAAATCATCTCACCCTTCTCCCTGCTGGCGAATGGCGGTAGCGAAATGCGCGCCGCACAGCCGCTTGTAGCCATCAGCGGTATTCGCGCCACAGGTGGCCCATTCCGTGCAGCCGGGTTGCTCGCAGCCGCCCTCTGCGACATAATGAGGATCATCCCAGCCGAGCGCGGCGAATACGGCCTCAAGCGTGCTGAGGCCACCAGTGGTTAAGCATAGCCGGTTGTCGCCCGTCGTATGATATGCGAATTGGCAAGCAACATCCTCAAGTAGATCGCGGGCCGCCTCTCTCACCCTAGGCACGGCGATGGAGAGAGCGGCGCGGGCTTTGCCCTTCCAGTAATCCAGCCCCTCGCCACTGCCTGACATCCCCCTCGCCACCGCCTCCACTAGGGCCTCGTCGAACGGCTCAGTCATCGCTCATCCTTTCCTTTTCCTTTCCGTATGGCACGATACCGTGATCCCGGAGCCTCTTCTCGAAGAAGGCAATGGTCTCACGCAGATACTTGTCATTGTCTCGCAGGCGCTCGACCTCGTGTATCTCCGGCCGTTCGGTGCGCAACTTGTCCAACGCATCGGCAAGCCGGTCGTCGTCGTTAGACAGCATGGAGTGATCCCCCCGCCATCGCCGGAAACGCGCCAGTTCGCGCAACTCCCTCGCGGCCGTGCCGAGCACGCCGGGCTGTCCCTCGGCAGGAGCCAGGTCGAACGTAACATCCCATTCTGTCGTCGGCTCAGTCATCGGTGGTGCTCCTGTTGGCTGCCCGTAGCTCCTGAATGGATACCAGCTTGGTGCCCTTGAACGGCGCATTCATTTCGGCCTTGATGGTTTTTCCGAAGTAGCGCTTCGCCACGCGCTCCAGCGCCTCGCGGAAGCGCTTCTCCTCTGCCAAAACCGGGTCATCGTCCGGCATATTACTGTAAGCGTCCGTTACGCTTTCGGACCACTGATAGGCGTCGACCAGTGCTCGCCACATGACGCGCCTGTCGGTCAGTCTCTCCCTCTCAGTCAGTTCCCGCCTCGGCTCAGTCATTCTCATCTCCTGTGGTGCGGCGGTTCCAGATGGCGACCAGATCGCCATCGGCGCAAGTGCTGTCGACTCCGACCTTGCAGACGGAGCACCAGATCGAAAATATGTCAGGGCGCGGCATCGGTTCCACGTCGTAATCAGCCTTCCCGCCGCAAAATGGGCAATTCAAGAGCTTCACGTTCATCTCACCCTCCTGTCCGTGTACGGGATGCGGCGGGGTCATGGCGAGGGGATCGGTCGACGGCACGATAGACGATTCTCTCTATCTCCCGTAGGAGCGCATTGGCGTTCCAAGCGGCGTCGGGTTCCTTTGAGTGCGGCTTTCTGCTACAGGCCGCTAGGATGGCCTGCACTTCCTCGCCGTAGAATGTGCAGCTCCCGTTGTGCCCTTCCTCCGGCTTGTAGCCGCAGCAGGCCATTGGTTCTTCAGTCATGTCGTTTCTCCGTCCGGCTTGGCAGGGTACGGCAGTTCAATGTCGGGACACGGCTCGCCGGGATGGTAGTTGTCCCACTCGATACGGGCGCGACGGTTTTCCTCAGCGCGTTCCATTGCCGCCTCGTCTTCGTCGGTCCAGTCTTCGGGATCGTCTTCGGGATAGTAGTCATCCGGGGTCTCACCACAGCCGCGCCCATCGCATTCCGGGCAACGGCCCATATCCGTTTCGAGATACGGATCGTCGGGCTGCGGGTCGTGGCGCATGAGCCGGCCGTCCTCGCATCGCGTACCCATCACCCCGCCCCTCCCGTGTCGCATGTCCTAGGGGAGGCGTACCACTTGCGCACAAAGGGCACTGTATTCCGGCGCGAAGAGGATTGGCTAAGTCTTTGAGATGTCCCGGTGGGCGGCAGGTGACTCGAACACCTGACCCCTGCGATGTGAACGCCGCGCGCCGACGCGCAATCAATGACTTGCGGTGCCAAGCTGCTCTGTTCGTTGCGCATTTGGTTACGTTTCGTTGCCGGTGGGTTCGTTGCGTCGTACCAGTAAGGCACCAAAGAGCACTGTATCATAATTCGAGCGCCGATGCTGCCCTGCGAAGATAGTCCGGGCCATATTTTGCATAGACGCGGAAGGTCGTGCGCACATCCGAGTGCCCGAGATAGGACGCGATCTCCTCCATCGGAGTCCCGCCTTCCGCCATGAGCACGGCCGCGCTGTGCCGCAGCACATGCGGGGAGCATTTCAGCCCCGCCCGCCTCGCCGCCTCGCCAATCCCCTTCTTTATCGACACTACCGGCTTTCCGCCCCATTCGATCACATGGTCGCAGGTTGCCGTTTGCCGGGCCTCTGAGAGGGCGTGGAGGGCGGTGTCGTTTATGGGCACCGTCGCCCGCCCCTTGTTCGTCGCCGGCATGGCGGGGTTCATGAGCACGATCCGGCGCCGGTTCAGGTCAACCCGGTCCCAGGTCAGGTCGAGGATCGCCCCGGCTCGCGCCGCCGTGGTGATTGCCAGAATGACGAACAGCTTGACATGCGGCATGGTTGCGGCGTCCCGTAACCGCAGCACCTCGTCACGGGTGAGCCGGTGATCGCGCGGGGCGGGCTTGGCGGGCAGGGGGATGAACGGGGCCTTCGCCAGCCAGCCTTCTTTCTCGGCGAAGCGCAGCGCCGCCCTCAAATAGCCAAGCTCGATGTGTACGGTTCCAAGGCTGGCGATCTTCGCCCGCCGGTTGGCGTAGGACTGGCACAAGCCCTTGGTGATCTGGTGCGGCAGCAGCCCATCGAACGAATAGGCGAGGCGCTTCCAAGCATCCCTGATGCGGGGCGCGGCGGCCTTGCCGGCGGCTTCCCGGTCGCTGGCATATGCGGCATAGATCGCGGCCACAGTCAGCGGCCCTCCCGCCTGTGCGAGAGAATGGACACGTTTCCATTCGAGCAGTCCGGCCTCGGCGCTTGCGCGATCATTCGTGCCGAGCGAGCGGCGTCGTCTGACGCCCCCATCGTACCACTCGACGGCGTATCGTCCTCGGTGTCGGCAGAGCCGGAACCCTCCCCCGCTTCCCACTGTTCGACCTCCTGTTGCGAAATCCGGAGTAGCTTGCCGCAGAACGGCAGGGGCTTCAACTCGCCTCTTCGGATCATCGCCCGGACGGTGTTCGGCGAGCACTGCCAGCGCGCCGCAAGATCGGTGACGCGATAAGCGGTCATCGCCGCACCCGCTCCCAAAAATAACGGCGAGCAATGAACTCCTCCAGTTCTCCATGGTATCGGAACCACTCCCGCTCGATACGCAGGTGCGAAAAGCGTTCGTGGAAATGAAGCTCCAGGGCAGGCGTGCCGGCGACAGTCATCAACACGTCGAAGGGGTCCGTCGTGGCGGTGCGGAACGTCTTAATCCGGCCGTCCAGATCGGTGGTGTAACCGATTTTGACCTCATTGCTGCGAAGCAGGAAGTAGACAAGCCCGGTAGGGTCTTTCCCGCCCTGTGCGTCGTGCTCCCTCGCCAGCTCGATAATGTCCTCATCAAGCCACGCGGCCACATCGGCGGCCGTAAAGTTAGGCGTGCACGCCTTGAGGATGACGATGATGTCATATGGGGTCAGCATCATGGCCCTTCCGAGCACCGAGCAGGCGCCAAGGTCTCGGGCGAGCTTGCGCAGCCGACGCTCATTGCAGCCGAGACGGCGGGCGGCTTCAGCCGGCGTGTGGAGCCGCGGCAGTGGCGCGGTCATTGGTGGTTCTCATCTTCGAAAACTACCAACTTGCGCATATCCCAGATGGCATCGCCGCACCGCTTGGCGACGGCCGCCATCTCCCGGCCCCGCTTGGTCGTGGCGCCCTTGCCGTGGTTGCCCTTGTTCTCGATCTCGATGGCGCGGGCGATAGCGTCACACAGGCCGGCGGCATCTCCGATCACGCACCGCATGGCGGCCCGTTCGCCGCGCGTCCTGTAGGTTTGCATGGCGCGTTGCATCCAGAGAGCTGCGGCTTTGTCGGGGGCGGTCATTGCGGGTTCTCTCGGGACCACGTGTAACTGCAATCCGGGCATGTCCATGACACGACGCTATCCCGATCCCGGTCGTACTTCGCCATGGCCAGGCTCCAATGCGTCGCGTCGCCATACCAGTGCCGGTATTCGTTCGGTATCTCAGCGCCGGTCAGGTCGGCCTTGCAGTGCGGGCAGGCGTAAGGAGCGGTCATTGCGCGGGCTCCGGGTGGTCGGGGGGGGTTGGGGAGGGGCGGCTGCTTCACGACTCGCCACACCTTCTCCAGATCAGGCGGGAACGGCTCGGGCTCGTATGCCGGGGCGGTGAGCGCGCGCACTAGGGCGTCGGTAGCATCAGGGCTGAGAGCAATCCTGGTTACATCGCCGTGCTCGTTGCGGAAACCCAGATACGTTAGGTCCGGCTTCTCGGCTCTATAGCCGGCGAACACCAGCCTGTCGTCTGATAGCCGCTCAAGATGGCCCAGCACCTCTGCCATCTACTCGCCCTCCCTCGTGTCTGAACGCAGGACCAAATTTGCCGCGCTGTAGATGTGGCAGAATGATCCGCCGCCTTCGGCCTTGTGCTCGACCACGTAGCGGATGGCACCGTTCCTCATCGTGAACGCTGAACGAACTTCGCCATGAGCGCGGTAGTCGCCAGTCGCCTTTGTGACCTGATCGCCGACCTTGAACGGACCAAAGCGATGTGGCGCGGTCATTGCTCGGGCTCGTCGGTCCATGTTTCGTGGCAATCTGGACAGCAATACATGGTGGTATATGCGCTACTCTCGCCAACCAAGCGAAACTGTATGCTCGCGGCTCGCGACTGACGGTTACTGCCAGGGGTGCGATCCGGCTCATTCATCGTCAGGTCGGCTGAACAGATGGGGCAAGTGTCTGGACAATGCTGGGGGGTGTCTGGTGCCATCCTACTCGCCCTCCTTGCTCGGGGGATCAACTCGTTTCTTTGGTGCCAGTGCCAACTTGGTCATGTCATTAACCCACCGTGTAACCTCTTCATCAGCCAGCAAGCTCGCAAGCGCTTCTCGGTCAAGGTGGTGCCAATCGGGCGAAAGCATTTCGTCGGCGTGGACTGCTATGGACGCCAGTTTACACAACAGAGAAACGGATGGTGCCAACAGGCCTTCTCTCACGGTCCGCCCTCCTTGCTCGGGGGGCCATTGCACGGGCCACTTATATTCGGCCCGCACCTTGGACATACCCAGCGGATACGGTCAGGATCGCTGCTATCCAGTTGTTCGGCCCAGCATTCCTTGCTCGGGGGGAACAGCGCGTCGGCGAGGGCAATCAAGACGGCCCTGAACCCCGGCTGTTTGACATTCCTGTTAAGGGCGTCAATCATCTCGTCGTCCGGCTGGCGCAGCCTAGCCTCGATGGCCTGGCGCTCGGCGAGGCGGCCGGATTCTACGCCCTTGTTCCACAGAGCGACCTGTCCCGACAACGAATTGCGCCCCCGTTCCTCGGCTTCCCGCAGGGCGGTGAGGATCGTATCTATGGGCTTATTAGCTGCAAACAGAACGACATCCCTGTAAAGCTGCTTCGCCCGTTCGTTAGCCCAGTCTTGGTCGGTCATGGCTTGGTGCTCCCGTGCTCGGCGCGGTCGAGTGTTTGCTGCGCAGCGGCGTCCCGTCTGTGGCCCTCGATGATGCCACGAAAACTCCAGCCCACGAGAACGCCACCAAGCCACATCGTCAGCCCGATCAGAAAGCTATCCATTCTTCTCTCCAGTGGCGTGCTTGGCGAGGATTTCGTCGGCGACGTGAGCGATCATGTGGGGCTGATGGCCCAGCGGGGTTTCCGTGCGATAGCGCCTCACCACCTCCACCGCCTCGTCTCGCTCGGCCCGGAGCTTGTTGGTTTCGTCCTTCATCTGGACAAAGACGGCATTAAGCCCGTTCCAATCAAGTCGCAGCTTGACGGCTTCGGCCTCGGCGGCTTTGTATCCGGCCATCGCGGATGTCGCCGTTTCTGCCATCGTGCGCAGATCAGCCGTAAGTTCCGCGATCCTGGCCTCGGCGGCGATAGCCCTGCCGCTCAGTTCAGCGTTGGCCCGCGTAAGAATGCTCACCAGTTCGTCTGTCTCTGTGCTCATTGGTCCTGCTCCTGTAGGGCGCTGAGGGCGCGAAGAACGGAAATTATCAGGGCACGGGCCGCGTCGCCGTGTTCGCCGATACCATGAGGCCCTGTCTCGTCAATGTCCTCAACACACGTCTCAATGCCGATGCGCACCTGGTGCAAATGTTCGAAGCGGCGGCTTCGCACGAATTGCAGATCATGATCCGGCCCAAAGCCCACCGCCTCGGCAAACGCCAGCGCGGCGTCGAGAGACGAGACGAAATGCGGGAGCGCAGGCTTCATGTCGCGCAACGTCTTCACCGACAAGCTGAACGGCTGCGGCGCCGGCCACAAATGGCCGATGGCAAGGTCCAGTTCCCTGTCCGCCCCGCTCCCGTTCTCGAGCCTCGCTATCAAGGTATGGTAATCGGTCATGGCCGAAACCGTTCATAGAGATAAGCCAGAATGCGCTTGCGAGCCGCATCGTCAGGTGCCCAGGCAAGCGCCGCCATTGCCAGCCCTATGGCGTCAAGCTCGTCATCGCCGACTGACTGGACGACCAGATGCCGGTAAACTGCCGGCTTGGCTGTTTCGTCCGGCCCCGTCATGTCTGCGGAGGAAATATCGTCTACGCTCATCGCTGATCCTTCCATACTGGAGTGCCGTCCATCTTCGTCCATCCCCGGAAGCCGCCGCGCCTCGGCTTGTCCACCCCGATGTCCTTCTTGCGCTGCCGGTAAATCTTGGCCTTCGTCGCCATGTCCTTCGCGCTCTTGGCCTTGTGCGGCTTGACGGCAGCGGGCGCCAGGTTCCGCTCCCGATGCTCGCCGCCACAGCTCAACGCGATGATGTGCTCCACTTCCCAATGGCCGGGCCTGAGCTTCACGCCGGTGAGATAGCACTTGCCGTCGTAGAGGTCGAAAACGCGCACCTTGACGCGCTCCGGAACTGCCTGGTCGGCGTGCGTGGCGATCCATTCGGTGACGGAACGGGGCATCAGGCGGCCTCGTCGGAACGTGACTTACGTACGCGGTCGCCGACGAGCCATAATGTAAAGGCGCCAAACACCGCGGATACCACTTGGATTACCGCATCGTCGCCAGTCAACCTGTCGAAGTACATCATCGCTCCGGCTGCAATCGTCCAACCAAGGAAGACAGACACCAGATCGCCAAGATGAGTTGTTCTGCGCATCACCCCGCCCTCCCGAGCCGTGCGTCGCGGTGCTTGGCGGTGGCGTCCGCTGACGGCTGCGGGTGAATGGTGATCGACGCCTTGTTGTAGTAGGCTACGAACTCCTGCCCAGACGGGTCGATCTCATAAACCCGCCAGTTGCCGTGCTTTCCTTCTGGCCGTCCAGCCGCCAGCGCCATCTCGGCAACCCGTGCCTGGAGCAAGAGATTGCCGTCGCTTTGCAGTATGATCTTCACGGGCTTGGCGGTGGCGGTCATGCGGCGTGCATCCATGCTTTATATTCGCCGGCAACGCGATCAAACGTGCTGCCGGCCTGCTCATTGGTGTCCAGGTCGCGGCGGCTGTCCACGCCGCAGATGTGCCGCACGGCCTGCGCCGTATCGGAGTGGTTGATAGCGTGCGGGTAGCATTCCTCTAGGAACCGTATGAACGCGCCCTCGCCACACATGATTCCTGCCCGCTGTGCTCGGCTCAAGTCCTCCCAGCGGCGCTTGCCCGCCCCGTTGCCGTTCTGCCCGCTGACGGGCTTCTCTGGGGCGTGGGATGGCGGTTGCGTGTTGATCCTGGCGATGGCGACGGGCTTCTCCCGCCCAGCCTGCGGAACGCCGCCCATGGCAGCGAGCGCTGCGTCGGCCTGCTCGATAGGTATCTCGATGATGAACTGAGCCATCGAGCGCGTCTTGACGAGCTTGAAGTCAGAGAAGACACCAGCGTAAGCAGCCGCGTCCTTCATGGTTTCACCCCGCACCTAGAATGTTAGGTTCCGTGCCGCCCTCAGCCCCGTCGTCCCCGGCAGGTTCGCCATCGGTGTGATCTGCCTGCAGGTTTATCTCCACGGGCTCCCCGGTGTGGAACGACCGCTCCTCGGCTTGCCAGCCGCGCCGCCATGCCGTCAGATCAGTTTCACTCAGGTCGGGCGCCTTGCGGAACCCGACGCCATCTCGATATGCCTGCCGGCCCTGCTCGAACGGATCGGCGGGCAAGTCCTGCGACTCGCCAACTACCGGCGGCAACGCTTTGCTGGTGCCGTTACCTTGTGACTGGATCACCTTTGCCTTGGCCCGATCCGGCGGGTGCGCGTGGTCAACGTCGAAGTTGAACAGATCATCATCCCTCTGGACGATGGTTTGCAGCCGTTCACTGCACGGCACCGTCTTGACGCCACGGCGGACCACTGTCTTGCGCCAGCCTTCCTCTGCGAACTTCGTCCACATGAGGCTGTTCGGTGCCTTTGACTGGTCGCGCACGGCTTGGATTTGCGCAGCGTCCATCACTTCGCGGTGCAGAATCGTGCCGTCCCCGGACTTGAAGATCGCATAGGCGCCGATCATCGCGCCGCGCGGCGTGCCGAGATTGGCCGGTCGGTGCTCGATGTGGGGGGCATCGCCCTGATGTCGCATGAAGTCGTCGTTCTCATAGACGACCTGCGCGTCGATGATGATGTTGTCCAGCTCACGTGCCCGCTTGCGCAGCCCATAGGCCATCGGGTTCCACTGAGCGGTCTTCTGCCAGGAATTATCCTTCTGCTTCTCATTGTAGAGGGTGATGACGCCTTCCCGGCCGTCCGGTAATAGGCCGTCCTGAGCGCTCTTGGTCACCGCCCCGAACAGCGAGCGCGGGGTCGCGTTCAGCAGTTCCGGCGTCTGCTTAACGGCCGCTATTGCTGAATTGATGAAGCGCTCCCGGCTCACATGATTGGGCAGCATCGAGACGATGGCCTGCTCGCGTGAGCGTAGTTCCGTCTCGAACCCCTCCCACGTTGAAACGTCGGTTCTGGTAGCCTTGGCAACAGCGTTCATGGCATCCTCCCTTATTTGACGCGCTTCTCCACCTGCTTGACCTTCGTGTACAGGTCGCGCATGGCGATGAATGTTTCCGCCTCGAAGTCCAGACGCGGAAAATAGTGGTGCGAAAAGTCGCCCTCTTCCTTGGCGAATCGGCAAAGGTGGAACCCGCCGACGATGGGGTGCTCGGGGTAGTTTTCTTCCCAAAGGATTTTGTATCCGGCGAGCTGTAGGATATAATCGGGGTACACGGCATTCGATGTCTTCCAGTCCAGCATGATCAGTTCATTGCCGAGCATCCCGATGGCGTCGAGACGGCCGCCGAACTTGTGTTCCTCGCTGACCAGCGAAACCTCTGTGTGCCGGATGGTGATCTTGTTGCCGTCGGCCCATTTGAGGTAGGTCTGGAAAGCGGCGCGCGCCTTGGCGATCACGTCGGCATCGCCGTGCAACTCTGGCGGTTCCTTGCCATGGATATGGGCCTCAACAAGGTCATGGGCCATCGTTCCGGCGGTTGCGGCCGGCATCCGGGCCTCGTCCAGAGTCTTGCCGTCGAGCCCGGCCTGGTTGGCCCAGTAGAGCAGCCCGCCGGACTCCTTGAAGCGGCTCAGGATCGTAGTGACGGACGGAAGGCGGGTGCCGTCGCTGTCTTTGTAGATTTCGCGGATTGCCATCGTGGTGTCCTTTCGGTCAGAGTGGTCCAGGGAAGGTCAGAGCCAGCACGAAGGCGGTGAACGCCACGCCTGCGAGGTGGACGGCGATGTCTGTGCGGGTGAGGGTCATATTAGCCTCCCTTCTTACGGGTGCCGAACGGGGCGACCCGCGTAATCAGGCAATGAATGAAATGCTGCCCCGTCTCGTCAGTTGCGATGCGTTCGACCAGCACTTGAGTTTTGGCGCCAAGGTCCTTGCCGATGGCTTCCAGCAGCTTGCCAAACTGCGTCGTGGTGCCGCCGAGTGTCTTTGCGCAGATCATCTCGCCGGGCTTAGGTGCGATTGAGAACGAAATACGATGCGTGTCCTTTAACTTCGACACGAACTCAAGCCCCAGGCGCTCAGAGCAATGGGGGCACCTGAGGCTGTCGTCATGTTCCGCGCCCATCACGCCGCCTCCGGCTCGTCACCGCCCTGCAGCGCGTCGAGCGTGGCAACAGGCAGCACGTCCATGCGGTTGAAGTAGTCTGACGTGGGGCGGTCTCGGAGATGCACCGGATCGCGCAAGTCGCGCTTGCACACCAGGCAGGCATCCGAGCCGATAGACGAGCGGTGGTAATGCGCCTGTCCAGCGATGGCGAGCAAGTCGCGCTGGATTTGCGCGGGCCGGTGAAGGTCGAGCGGGGCGTGATTGGCATAGCTTTGGATCGCCCGCCGCATGGTTTCCAGTTCGCTCATCTCGTGGTTTCCTTCTCGGCTTTGGCGCGGGCGACCAATGCGCGAGCCGCATCCTGATAGGTCGTCACCTCGTCGTATGGCGACGGCAGTCCGAACAGGCGCCGAATAGCGCGCATGAAGAAACCCCCAGCGTCTTCGTAGATGTCTTGCCCGCGCCTCAGTTCATGTTGGTAAGCGTGGATTTCCGGCCACCCCATGCGGTCGATGGCGCGCTCCAGAATGTCCTGCTCCCGTCCGAGAACGTAGCCTTGCCGTTCAAGCTGGTCGGCAACGAAGCGAGCCGTGTCAGGGTCAAGCCCGACTGAGAATAGGATTGCCTGCTCTTCCGTTGTGGGGCGCCCATCGGCGGCTTCAGGGAAACTGCGGTCATCCGTCATGCTGCTGCCCTCTTTCTCTGTTCCAATTGCTTCCAGTTCCGCCGCAGCCAAATTCTGGCTTGATGCAAACCCCAAAGCCTGTTTTCGTCGAAACTCCAATGATCCCGCGCGCACAGCCGCTTCTCCGTGGCGATGCCCTTCGACAGCCGGAACCACATGACGTGCGGATCGTGTTGAGCCCACAGCCGCTCGCCGTCATGGAACAGCCGGGCGAAGCGGAAGCCCTTGACCAGGGCGGCACCGCCGTTGAGCTTGCGGCGAATTACTCCGATGCGCGTGCTCATGGCTTGGGCTCATCGTTGATGGCGGTGGAGAGGGCGGTGAAAGCGCTGTGAGACACCTGCCAGTCACCGCGTTCCGAGCGGAATGACTGCCGCTGCACCTCCCGCGCCGCGCGCTCCAGCTTGGGGAGGCGGGCAACGCGGCGGGCGTTGGCCTCAGTGAGGGCTCCTGCAATGGCGTCTTTTGTTACGGCATCGCGGATAGACCAGCAACGAGTGAACCCGTTAATAACATAACGGCACGCCGTCCACTCCTCTTGTGGCGCCTCGCCATCGAGGGCGGCGAGGGCGGACATGGCGTCGCCAATGAGTTCCATAGCTCGGTTGTAGTGCCCGGCCTTGGCTTCACTTATCGCTGTCAGCATGAAGTCCCGCACCCTCGCCTCCTGATCCGGTGTCATCGTCATCGCTCTGCGCCTTCATCTGCTGCGCGGAGAGCGGCGCGGAAGCGCTCAATTGCTGGCTTGACATGGCCGAACCACTCGCGCCCCAGGTTCTCCGGGATTTCCAGTTCGTCGAGCCGGTCAAGCAGAAACTGGCCGTCAGTAGCCATGACCGGCGCTGCCGCTATCAGGCGGGCGTTGAATGAGCACTCGAATACGCCACCCGATTGCGGCGTTGGGCATTTGGCTATAATGCCGCGCCCGTGTTTCGAGATAGTCAGCCCGTTCCTATTCCACGGCCCCGGTGTCCATTTCGTCTCGCCTGTCTGTGCCATTTGTCTCGCTCCCTCAGGCGGTCAATAAAAGTCGTATCGCTTGCGGAACTTGGAGTAGGCGCGCTCGTACCAACCCTCTCCGTCGCTATCATCCGCCTCGTCCTCGGCGGTCCAGCCGTAGGCGATGGCGATGAGGCGGCCGAGCGGCTCGTCAAAGACTGCGTAATCATCGAACTCGGCATCCGCGCCGCGCCATGGTTCACCGAGCGCGTCGAGAGC